TCCGATCTTACATGGTTTTTTTGTACCTTTGAAACTATTATAATTATTAGTTTTAATACAATCTGTAATATATGATAAATATTTTTCAATTATGATGTTGTCGGGGAAAGAACCATCTTTAATTTCCATATCAATTATCTTACAATTATAAATTTCATTTGCATCATATAGTTGCTCACAAAGTCTAAAAATTAAACAGATATTATATGTATTAATAGCATTATTTAATAATGTAATAGATGATGGATCATTTTGGTTGGGCGAATTGAAAACGATGAAATCAATTTGCTCAGTTTCAAATATATGAAATTTTATGGAAGTCATTTTATTTACATATAATATCGTTAGATTTAAATTATATATTATTATTAAGTTGATTATAAAATATCAATTTTTTAACAAATCAAAACAAATTAAATCAATTTTTTAACAAATCAAAACAAATTAAATCAATTTTTTAACAAAACAAATCAAAACAAATTATTTAACATTCGGTAATTGCACAAATTAAATTATTAGAATCACGTTTTAATTTATAGTTATTAATGGTGATAACTTTTTCTGATCCTACCCGAAATGATTCTAAATCTTCAATAACTTTTTTTGTACCATAGTATGGATGTTCTAGTATCTTATTATGTTCATCAAAAACTGATACTGAATGTCCCATACTAACACACATAATATTATTAATCCATACATAATAACCATCTTCTAAGACAATATTATAAAAATACTCAATATGCATTGAAACAGGTTTAATCAATTCAGATGGAAATACCCATTTAGCTTGAGTATTATCATAAATCGGATGCCAAGGAGTAATAACTAGATCTTTAATTGTACACATATCAGTAATAGAATTTGGAGCTAGAACACGTGTTTTAGTGATATATTTAATCTTGCTAACATTTGAACCATCTAGAAATAATAATTCGGATCCATCTAATTCTTGTAATTCTTTAACAGATTCATCTGCTAATTTAATTTTACAGAATGGGGCAAAACAAGGACCACAACTATCTACATAATTTGACATTGAAATTGATGCCGATCTGATAGTAGATACGGAATTGTTACCAGAACCATAATATCCATAATTGTGAGATACAACAGAAGGAGTAGGTGCTGGGATTTGACAGAATACATCATTTGTTAGATCACGTAAATGTTCAAATTCGGTACCACCATATAGTTGAACACCTTTATCTCTAAAATTATGACATTTGCGAATATTATGTGCACGTCCTAGAGATAATAGATAGTGATATCCCCATTTCTTGAACCATTGTTGAGAAGAAATAGCTTTATAAATTTGTTCTTCATTTTCATCATCAGATTTAAAATCTTTATATAGTTCAACAATCATTTTATAATAAACAGGATTAATTTCATTATCTTTGAATTGTTTAATGGTTCTTTCAATATAATCCTTTAGTTTATTAAATAGTGTTTTAACATTAGAATTAAGAACCTTATCCTTTGCTGTGAAACACATTAATTTAAGTGTTTGATAAGTATGAAATCTAATCATTTCATATAATTCATTAGGATTAATTTCTGCGATATCAAATACCTGAGTATCAGATGGAATATTATCTGCAATTGTAATATTATGATAAATATTTTCTGTAGCTAAATAATTAGCGAGAAAGTTAATGAAAGTGGTTCCAACCATTGATGCGTCTGGAATAAAATTAAATCCTCCATTTGTCAATTCAGCAATATCAAAAAGTAGTTTAGAATCAATGTCACAAGAAAATCCAAAAGTTGTAATAGGAATTTTTCTAATATCAGCATTAGTATCTGCTTTTAGGAATTTTTCTAAAGTAGGAAGAATTCCCATTGGAGGATCAATATTTGACTCACCATCTGTTAAAAGTAGCATTTTAACATTTGGATTAGATGTATGTTTTGCACGATTATATGCCAATTGCAAACTAGCCCAAATATTAGTAGAGTTTTCGGGTTTTAAATTAGAAATAACTTCTTTTGCATGGGCTTTACCGGATGGATTCATTTTTCCTTGAAATACACATTCAGCAGTAGTACTGAATTTAATGATAACTAATTCATCAAACTCATTTAACATTTCAGTGGTAGTATTTAATGAGTGTTTCGTCAAATCAAGACGAGAAAACCCATCTGATTCATTACCTGTTTTGTTAGAACATACAGAGCCCATTGAACCAGACACGTCGATAATACAAATAAAAGATGTAGGGATTCTTTTATCAGTAATACTAGATTCAGGAGAAATTAAACTATAACAATAAACTTCATTATCAAAATTGCTTCTAATATATTTAATATTAGTATTAAAAATAATTGCATCAGCTACTCCCGTAGCTGATGCAACTTGATTACCAGTGTTTGCCAAAGCAGGATTAAGAAATTCATCAATTAGATCTTTAATTAGACGGTTTGGTTTGAGTGAATTTAATGACATAGTTTGTCTAGTCATTGGAGATACGTTTTTTTGAGAAAGCCAACTCATAATAGATGATCTTTCATATGTATAACCATCGTCCGCAATAACTGGATCTGTCATTATACTATATGTAATAGGACAGAGGAAATGTTCAGGAATATTCGACATTCTTATTAATGTAATTGTTAAGTGGTATTTCTGACAATTATCATACATAGATAAAAATTTTCATTTTTTTTGTAAATATACAAAAATACTAAATAATGAAGAAGCAAAATGATCAAATTAAATTATCAAATTAAATCTATATAAAAAAAATATATAATATAATATTATAAAATGTTCGATAGATCTATAATTATATTTGTATTAGTTTTATGTGGTTTGTACTTTTTAACAAATAGTACAACAGAAAGAAAAAAAAGAAAAGAAAGTTTTTCAGCAAAAAGACGTTATCAGTTGCAACATAAAAAGAAATGTCACAAACGTGCACAAATGCGTCCTTTTTCAATTGGAAAAAGAAAGGGAAGAAATGCTAATACAGTATCTACATCAGTTTCAAGTTCTAGTAGCTCAGATAATAGCCAAGATAGAGAAAGAAAAAAAAAAGAAAGAGAAGAAAGAGAAAGAGAAGAAAGAGAAAGACAAGAAAAAGAAAGACAAGATAGAGAAAGACAAGCTAGTGAAGACTTACAAAGAACAAGTATGATGTTTTTTTAATTAATTATTTATGCAAAAATTATATTATTATAGCATAAATTTATAATTTTCCGAGATATGAAACAAATTCTTCATATGTGTTGATATTACGAATAGAATTAAATATAGTGTTATTTGTTTGTGTATCATTTTTATTAAAATTTTTGCTAATACGGAAATGTACACTACTAAGAAAACTAATAAGTAATTTATATTCTACCAAATTTTCTAGATCAGTACTTGATTTTTTGGATTTAAAAAAATATGAAGTTAATATATCTTTTACATAATTAAAAATCTTATTATTTTCTGGATCAACAACAGCAGCAACAGCAGCAGAATTAATAATTAAATATTTATCTAGAGAAATGAATTCTAATTGATATAACACATCTTCAATATCATAATAAGAGTCGATACGAGAAATTATTTCAGAATATTTAGTGTAATTAAGAATTTTTAACAATTGTAAATTACTCTTGATAGTTGGATTATAATTTTTAGATGATAAATACTGTTGTAAATAATTTTCAATATAATTAAAAGGATCGTAATTTATATTTTTTGATATATTTTGTAAATCATAATTTAGTCTTAATTTTAACAATTCAAATAATCTTTTATTTTTTTCAATACTATTAGATGAAGAATATTTAACATTATCACTTGATATAAGTTCGTCAAGAGGATAAAACTCAACCATCATATTTAAAACCTTATTTTTTGATTTTAAATTTTTAAATTTAATTTTATTTTTATTTGAACTCCAAAATTCTAATCCGAGAGATATATCATTACTATCGATACTTGAAATTTTAAATTCTAAATTACTACTTATTAGATTACCATTTAATCTTGATCTAATTAAACATCTTAAATTAAAATCATTTTCAAAATCTAATTCACTAATTAAGAAATAACTAAGTGGTGATTTAATTTCATTTTCAAGTTCATGTGGTTCATAACTAATATATTTAGTGAATATTTTATTATATGTAGATACTAAAATATTACTATTATTATTTTTTTTAGTATGTTTATAATCTCCATCTAATCCATTATTTTGTATTTTTAATTCGGCTCCAACATCATATTCAGAATCATTGGTTTCAGTAATACTATATATGATTTTTTTAACTCCTAATGCTTCACATACTTGAAAATAGCTCTTTCTTCTCAAGTCGAAAACGGTTTCATTATATTTATCTAATTGAAAAAAATAAATTTTATTATTTAGTTCATATTTTTTATAAATAACATTTTCACTAATTTCATTATCAAGAAAAACAATATTAGAATGTTTTTTTAGATGTTCATTAAGTTGTTCCTTGATAATAATTTGAATATTATATGTACTAATAAAATCTGATATTTTTTTTTGAGAGAAATAAAAACATACATTTGTATGTAAATTGACAATATCATCTTGTTTTTGTATAAGAATATAATTAATATTTTGTAAAGAAGTATTGAATAAATTATTTATTATTTCAATATTTTCATTAGAATTACTCATAATTAATATAATAGAACAATAGATTAAATAAAATTTATTAGTTATAATTTACCTCCATCTAAAAATAAAATCTAATAGTAAAAAATCAAAACATAATTTGAGGTAAAAAATAATCCAGAATAATAATACTTGATTTGATTAATAATATTATATTAGTATAATTTATTATAAAATGAAATATTTAGATACAAGATCTATACCTGAAAATTATAATTTATACTTAAATATTGATATTAAAAATGATAATTTTAATGGTCACAATATAGTTAAATTAAATATCAATAATACAACAGACGTAATAGAATTTCATGGCCTAGAATTAAATATAAATTATGTACAATTAAATGATGGTAAAAAATATTTATCAGATAGTTTAAAATATGATGATCAGAATGACATATGGAGATTAATATTAGACAATGTATTAGAACCTGATAGTTATATTTTAAAGATAGCATTTAATAGTGTATTTAATACAGCATCAGGATTAGTAAAATATGTTAATAAGATAAAAAATAATCGAACTGTAATATTTACAAGATTTGAACCAAATTACGCAAGAAAATGTTTTCCATGTTGGGATGAACCACATATTAAAGTTAAATATAATATGACAATAGAGATAAATGATCCATCGTATCAAGTATATTTTAACACAGATCCAGAATCAATAAATAAAATTAATGATAATAATATAATTTACAAATTTAAAGAAACAATTCCGATGTCAACATATGTAATGTCATTTATGATTGGTAAATTTTATTATATTGAAACATATACAAAACAAAATACTAGATTAAGAGTATTTATTCCGGAGGATATTCCTAATTCAGAACATTTGGGATCATTTGCATTAGAAACAGGTGTTAAAGTAATGGATTTTGTAGCAGAATATTATCAAAATCCATATCCTTTTAATAAAATGGATTTTATTCCAATTGATAATGTTGATGCAAAAGGAATGGAAAATTATGGATTAATATTTTATGATGCACCATGGTTATTATATGATAAAAAAGTATCAACAATAGATCATAAGATAGGTATAGCGAATGTGATAGCGCATGAGATAGCTCATCAATGGTTTGGAAATTTAATAACAATGTATAGATGGGATGAATTATGGTTAAAGGAGTCTTTTGCGAAATTTTTTGAATATTATATTGTAGACAAGATATATCCAGAATGGAACATAAAATCATTTTTTATTAAAAATTTATTTAGAACATTAGAGTTTGATTCTGTTAGTTTAAAATCAGTTAAAGTTAAAGTTAATCACAATAAACATTTAATGCAAATTTATGATGATGTTACATATTTTAAAGGAGCAACTTTATTATTTATGTTGGTCGATTATTTGGGAGATGATTATTTTAAACAAAGTATGAGATCATATATCAACAAATATAAATTTTCAACAATAACATCTACATCATTTATACAATCTTTATGTGAAAAATTAGAAGAATCAGAACAACATAAAATAAAATCAATGATTAAATCATTTATAACAAACAAAGGGATACCAATTATAAAATTTAACAATACTACAATAGACATTTTATCATTTAATACAAGAAGTATAATTAATGATCATATTAATAATATAGTAAAAGATAATCGTTCAAATAGTTGGATAATTCCAATAAGAATAAATGACAAGAGATATTTAATATCAAATGAAAATCTAGAAGAATCTAATTTATTAATAAACAATATTCCTATAAACAATAGCAAAAATGTTTGTTATTATAGAGTATCTTATAATGATAATCAATTTGAAACATTATTAGATAATATTCATAAAACAACTACACATAATCATATGTCAATATTAAATGATTTATATATATTAGGAATATATTCCATATCAAACTTTAAGAATTGGATAAAATACATAAATAAACTAATTCATCATATGTGTACATATGATAATCCAGAAATGTATGATTATTATTTATTTAGTTCTATAAATCAAACAATAAATAATATAGGAACATTTATAAAAGATGGCCATATACAAAAATATTTTAATAAAACAATTTTGGAAAGATCTAAACAAATTTATAAAAAATATTTAACGACACCATTAAAAAAATTAGTAAAACATATGGTCAAATTATTTAAAATAACAAATATTTCAACATATACAAATAACAATTTATCAGATGATAAAATTAACTATAATAAATTAGTTTTTTATCTTTTGGATATCAATAAATTAAAATTAAATAAATTATTAAATTATATGATCACTAATAATATGTTTAATTTATATGGTGATCTTAATATAATTATATTTAAATATATGATTTTACAAGATGATTCATCATATTTATTAAAATTAAAAGAAATAGCCGAAATACATACAGATTTATATCCAATGATAATAATGTCATTTAAATATACAAAAAATGAAAAAGTAATAAAAAATATTTTTGATCAATTTACAGATAATAATAGGTTAGATTTATCACATTCACAAATAAATCAATTTTTGAGTTCAAATAAGTATTTTGCTAAATTATATACTGATTATTTTATAAATAATTATGATGATTATATAAAAATATTTCCATTAGATTCAAAAGCATTCACATATGTTCTTAATCAGATAATTTTAGTACAAACTAATCCAGATAAAATAGAACAATTATTAGATAAATTGAATACCATAGATAATACAAAATTTATTTTAAAGATGCGACATGCAAAGAATATATTATTTAACAAATTATTTTTAAAAATTAATATAATAAAGATCTTAAATTTGATTGAAGAACAAAATTAAAATTTAATAAATTTATAAAATTTATTTTTTTTAATGGTTTATCAAAAAATTGTAAAATAAATAAGTTATAATAAAATGATTAGTTGATATAAATTATATCATATAATTATTCGATGTCAACTTTTATAGAAACTAATATAGAAACTAATCAAAATGTTAACAAGAGATTTGATAATCTATGTTTATACAATGAAATTATCCCCGAATTTTATCGAAATTTAACAGATTTTGATGAAAACAAATCAATCAGTGAAGATTTTAATAAAGATATATATAAAATTATTTGCACACTAAAAGCAAAATATCTTAATTATATTTCTTCACATTACTCGCCAAATATGGCATTCAACAACGATGATAATTTTATGACTTTTACAATGTCTTTCGATAAACATTTCGATTATCAGACTTCATATGCTTATGATGAAGATGAAACTGTTCCATTTTTTATAACAATTAATAAGACAGGTTTAATTTGTCAATTTGTAGAACCACTAACAATGATACAAAAACTGTCTAATTGTGATTTGAGATATTTATCATATGAAGTAGATTTTTCTGATTTTATATTTAAAAAAAGTAGATCTGCACATTCTGTTTTAGTAGTATTTGATCAAACTTTAAGAGAGATGTTTCTAATAGATTCAAATGGAACATTAGATTATTTTGATACATTTTCAGGTTGCTTAGATGATAAATTTATTCATACAAATTTAGCATATTCATCGTATTCATCGTATACAAAATCATCAAAAATAAAAAAATCACTATTAGAATCTTTTAGAAAATATGGTGATTTAATTGGATATAAATTTAAGACGAATGAAGAATTAAATTTAGATTTATCCATAAACTGTAGAATAAAATCATCAAGTCAAAAAGACTTTTTTCAAGGTTATTGTCGTGCATGGAGTTTATACTTTCAAGCAATATTATCAAATGCGCCATATAATTTTGATGCAATCTGGTATCTTCAACAATTCTCTAATTATGATTTGAAATTATTAAATGAGATAATAGAAATGTTCCAAGTATACATTTATAATAAATATCTTAAAAATTATATTATACCAGATGATTTGCCTAATTTAAATACAATTGATAATGAATTAGAATTACCATCAAATCTACAATCAAATCTACAATCAAATCCAGAAATAGATACAATAATTAGTAATATTTTAACAGAAGAAGAGATAATTGATCAAATAATTCTTTCAATGTTAAAATAATCTAATCTTAAATTAAGGAATTAATTAATTTTGTTTATTTTATTAAAAAATTATAACAACAAATAAATTATAACAACAAATAAATTATAACAACAAATGTCATTAATTAGTAATAGTCCTCAAATATTAATAATCATTGATTTATCTTATATTGAACCAGTAATAAATAGTGCAGATTCATATGGTAAAATAGCTGTAAATTTAGCAGCATATTCGATGAAGTTAAAAAATGTGGAATCATCGAAAAACACATATATTATATCAACAAACAATAAACAAATATCACAAGACATTATGCCAAAAATGGAAGATTTGCCAAATGGTATTTATATAATGTTTATGGATTCTGCGAAAATATATTCAGATATGATTACACAAATTTATAATGTTTTTTTACAATTAAAAAATAGTATATATGAAATAGATCCTAATCCAAAATTAGTTAAAATGGAAAATAATTATACAAATGCTACATCTAGTATATATCGTTTTCTTAAATTTCCAGATACTAGTCAAAATATTAAAGACATTGTATTTTTAAATGGAATTAAACACTTAATAGAATTAATCATAGTTAATTCTTCAAATAGTGCAAATATTATGATAAAACCAACAAACTTTAATCCAAGTGTAACATCATCAATGTATAAATTTGATAATCCATTTATTGGAAATTCATAAAAATACAGATAATGAATATTTTATTTTCTTAACCAAATAAAATTTTATCAACAGTTGTTCTTACACAAAATGCTCTATGTGCAATTATTCCACATATAAATAAAGCAATTAATACTTGATAGTATTTAATATTTGAATATGATTTTTTTATTTTTTTGTGAATATAAAATGCACCAATTATAGTAAATATAACATCAATAATCGCAATATTAAATAATCTATATTTGTGTAATCCTTCACCAGGTTTACCAAAAATATCCTTGTATTTGCACAAGTCCATATTTAATCTAATAATATAATGTTAGATTAAATATATTTTAATATTTTTAATAGAATTTTTTAAAATGTTAAAATTTTTGAGATGTTGAAATTTTTGAATTTAATATTTCACATTGATGTCGTAAATTTTTATTAACTTGTTCTAATTCCCTAATTTTCGAACTTAGATGACAATTATCAGTCAGTAATCTTATGGTATATTCAGATGTATTAAAAGATTTAGCAGATTCGGCAGATTCAGCAGATTCAGCAGATTTAACTTTATCTAATAATTTATTATTTAATTGGGTTAAAGTTATAATTTGTCGTTTTAGGTCATCAATCTGTCTATTTTGTTCAAATTGTTGGTTCTGTTCATCAATTTGTCTATTTCGTTCAATTAAAGTTATAATTTGTCGTTTTAGTTCATCAATTTGTTGGTTCTGTTCATCAATTTGTCTATTTCGTTCGGTTAAAGTTTGTTTGTTTCGTTCGGTTAAAGTTATAATTTGTCGTTTTAGTTCATCAATTTGTTGGTTCTGTTCAAATTGTTGGTTCTGTTCAAATTGTTGGTTATGTTCTATTTGTCTATTCTGGTCAATTAAAGTTTGTTGATTTGCTTGTTGACTTTGTTGATTTGCTTGTAGTTTTAGTTGATTTGCTTGTAGTTTTAGTTGATTTGCTTGTTGTTTTAATTTATCAATTTGTTCATTTAGTTGATTAATATGATTGGAATATTTTTCTTGTAATTTTACATCAGCATGTTTTTTAATAATTTTAATATTGCCTATAGTTAAATCATGACCTTTAATTTTATTATGAACAAATTTTACTAGTTCAAATAAATCAGGATCAGAATTTAATTTAATTAATTCATCATAACAAATTGCAATTTCTTTAAGATCAATTTGTTTTATAAAAACATTATTTTCATTTTTTGTTTTATGTTCTTTTTCAGCCATATTTTTTACATATATTATATGATATTAATTTAAAATTATTAAATACTACAATATTAACCATTTATAAATTTAATATTAAATAATTAATTTTGAGTAGTATTATCTGATCTAAAAATGTTTTAAAAAAAATAATAAAAAAAAATAAAACATATAGTTATATTATAATTGTAATTTTAAAATAAAATAAATAAAATCAATGATAACAAAAAAAAGAATAATAATAGATATCAGATCTCCCGAAGAGTTATTAGAAAAACGTTTAATATCATATTCAGATGATACAATTTTAATGTTTATTCCAGTATCACATATAAGATATAATCAAGAAATGATAAAACAATTATCATTATCAAATACAATATATATATTATGTAAAAAAGCCAAAAGAAGTAGTATGATTAAAAAAACCTTTTTTCCAAATGACCGAAATATAATATCAATAAATGGAGGGATTAATGAATTGGAGAAAATGCATGAAATAATGAGAGGATTAAAAGTTATTGTTTACAAAATTAGAGTTCTAAATACAAAAAAAAAACTATATATGTCCAAAAAATATATATATTATATCTTATATTTGATAATATTATTGATATTTCTTTTCAAGGATAAACTAAGATAAACTAAGATAAACTAAGATAAATCAAAGCCAAAATATTTTAATTTAATACAAAAGTTTTTGTGTTAAATTAATATTATTTCAATATCTGTTTATTAAACAAAATATTCAAAAAATGTGTGAAGAGTGGGGTTCGAACCCACGCAGATTTCTCTACTTGATCTTGAGTCAAGCGCCTTAGACCACTCGGCCATCTTCACATAAGATTTTTACAAATCAAACTACATATGGTTGTTTTTTAAAGACAAAATTTTTAAAAAATATTTTATTGATTGCAGTAAGTAGTTTATATATTTGTATTTTTGTATTTTTTATACCAAACTATACAGGTAAGTTTTTAAATATAACATTTTTAAAAAGTTTTTGTTAATTGCTGTAGATAGTTTTTATGTATTATAACATACCTAATTTTATTTAGATATATTAAATGTGCGTGAAGCAGGGTTCGAACCTGCGCGGTTATTCACCAACGGATCTTAAGACCGTCGCCTTAGACCACTCGGCCATTCACGCTTAAGTGTTCTCAGAGGGGTTTGAACCCTCGACCTTTGGCTCATAAGACCAATGCTCTACCAACTGAGCTATGAGAACATAATGGTACCCGGGGCGGGACTTGAACCCACGACCTCCAGCTTAGAAGGCTGTTGCTCTATCCAACTGAGCTACACGGGCATGTTATATTAATATACTGTTTCTTATACAGTATAATATAATATATCAACACATCTTTATATATATTTTGGTATATTCAGAGAATTTAAATTTCAATTTTTATTAATTTTTGAATGAGTCAATATAAAAGAATTAATTCTTTTTATATTGATTTAGTA